AAGAGCCGCAGCGGAAAGAGCCGCAGCGGAAAGAGCCGCAGCGACGACCTGGGAGCTGAGCGACACAGAGCGCTTTTATATCGACTGGCTGGATAAGCAGGCGCAGCCGTAAAGAAGAGGAGAGCCGGGATGCCGGGAAGGGATAAGGTGCTGACCCACGCGGTCACAATGTACGCCAAGCAGGTCACAGCCGGGCGGCTGCACGACATGTGCTGCCCCTACGAGATCAAGGCCTGCCAGCGCTTCCTGGACGATCTGAAGCGGGTCGGGGATCCCGACTTCCCCTACGTCTTCGACACCACGCGAGCCGACCGGATCTTCCGGTGGTTCTCCCAATGCGTCCAGACCCGCGGGCCGGAAGCTGGTCAGCCGATCGAGCTGCAGGACTGGCAGAAGTTCGACCTCGGCAACGTCTACGGCTGGGTCCATAAGGACACCGGCGCCAGACGCTACAACAAGACCTACGAAAAGAGGGCCCGCGGGAACTTCAAGAGCACGGAAAAGAGCGGCCAGTGTCTGTACGCCATGTGCGGCGATGCGATTTACCCGCCATACCAGCCGGAGCTTGCGCAGTATGAGCGCGAGCCGGAAGTGGAGTGCGCAGCCGTCGACCGCGGCCAGGCGATGCGCGTCTACGGTGACGCCAAGGCGATCGCCGAGGCCTCGCCGAAGATCGCCCGCCGGCTGGTGATCCCAAAGGCCAACCCGGTGCGGCACCGGAAGCTCGGCGGCTACATGAGGGCCCTGAGCAAAGACACCAAGAACAAGGACTCCGGCGCCCCGACCTTCTTTTGCGTGGACGAGTACCACGCGCATCCGACCTCGACGATCTACGACATCGGCCTCAACTCCTTCGGAAAACGCTGGCAGCCGCTACTGGCGTGCATCACGACCGCCGGCGACGACGCGGAGAACAAGCCCTGCTTCAAGGAGGAGCTCTACGCCAAGCGCGTCCTGGACGGCCTCACGCGCGACGACCGTTACTTCATCATGATCCGGGAGCTGCCGGAGAATGCGGACCCGCACGACAAGCGGGAGTGGCTGAAGGCCAACCCGTGCCTGCGCTTCGACAACGACTACAGCCGGACCCTCCGGGATCAGATCGAGAGCGAATACACGACGGCCTACGGTAGCAACGACGCCACCAAGATCCGGCAGTTCCTCACCCGACGCATGAACCGGTGGCAGGCCACGGCGGAGCACAGCTACCTCGACGAGCACGCCAGGGAGCTGGCCAGGGCGGCCATGATCCCCGCCGATCAGTTCGCGCAGCTCACGGACGGCTGCGAGTGCTGGGTGGGCTTTGACCTCGGCAAGCGGATCGACCTCAGCGGCGTGGCCGCGGTGTTCCTGCTTCCGGACGGCCGGGTGGCCGTGAAGATGCACGGCTTCCTGCCGGAGGGCGCAGCCACCCGGCACGAACACTCCGACCGGATCGAGTACCGCGCCTGGGCCGCGCGAGGGTGGTGCACCCTGACCCCGGGCGACGTAACCGACAACAGCTACGTCGCCGACTGGATCTATGCCGGACAGCTGCAGCACCGGTGGAGCGTGACCAATGTCTGCTACGACGGGCACAATGCCACAGATCTGGCCATCCGGCTCAATGAAGAGGCCGGGAACGACGACTGGTGCGTGGAAATCTCCCAGACCTGCGCCGGGCAGAACCTGGCCGTCAAGGGCTTCCGGGAGCTGCTCCTGCAGGGCAAAATCCTGATCGAGGAGTCCGGTCTGGCGCTCTGGTGCCTTAAAAACGCGGTAGAGATCGAGAACAACTACGGCGATCTGAAGCTCAACAAAAAGAACCAGATGGACACCCAGCGCATCGACCCGGTGGCGGCCATGATGAACGCCCTGGCGCAGGCGCTGATCCGGCGGAACAATCCGACCCTGTCGGACCGCCTGGAGGACGACAACTGGTCCATGTAATTGTGAAAACTGCACAGCCGCCCGGCGCGGATCCGGATCGGATCAGCAGCTGCTGGCTGTGAAAACTGTACAAAACGACGGGAGACCGACATGGCAAGAGACGACGCGGGAGAACTTAACAGGCGCATCACCTTCCAGCGATTTGTCGGCACGGCCGACATCGTGGGAGATTTCCAGTACCTGGAGGACGATAACTGGGAGGAGGTCTTCACAGTCTGGGGATCCTGCCGGAGCATCGGGAGCCGCGAGTTTATGGCAGCCGGTCAGGCACAGATGGAGATCACTCACAACCTCAAGGTCCGGCGCCGGGAGTGGCCGGAGGATCCGCGGAACATGCGGGCTGTGATCCTGGGCAAGCGGTACCGGATCGCCTCGCCGCCGATCGACGTGGGAGACGAGAGGCGCTTCCAGACCTTCAAAGCGGTGGAGGTCTGGCCGTGAGCGCCGGCAATGCCGGCGACGCGGTGCTGAGCTTTGACACCAAGGGCATCACAGTTATGATCAAGGCCCTGAACAAGGTGAACAAGAGCCCACAGAAGGCCGTGAACAAGGCAACCTCGAAGGCCAACCTGATCGTCAAACGAACGGTCAAGGGCAAGGTCCCGGTCGGGCCTCCTCCGCACGGCGGTACCCTGAAGCGGAACATCGTCACCAAGGCCGAGAAGAATCACGGCGTCAAGGGCAAGAAGGTCCGGGAGGTTACCTTCAAAGGCGGCGCGGAGGCCAACGCGCAGCTGCAGAAGCCCATCCGGAACCCGGGCGCCCTGGGCGGAAAGAACCCGAAGGCCTACTACCCGGCCTCGCAGGAATACGGCTTCCTGGCACGGGCGCCGGGCGGCGGCACGCAATACGTCGAGGGCCGGCACTTCATGCTGCAGGGCGCTGAGCAGGCCAGCCCGACGGCCAAGAAGACCATGATCGATGTGATGGAGAAAGAACTGGACAAGCTGTGGCAGGAGGCGGCGCACGAATGAGTGAATTGAGCTATGACCGGATGAGTCCGGAGTTCGCCCTGGTCCAGGCGCTCGGCACGGTACCCGTGATCGCGGACCCTGCGGGCGGCGACCCGAAGGTCGGCGCGCTGCAGCCGAAGAAAGACTGGAAGGCGCCCTACCTCTTCTACATCCCGACAGAGGACGCCGAGGAGGAGGCCCTGGACGGCTCGACAGGCCTGCAGAGCTTCGCGGCCACGCTGCATTGTGTCGCCGGTACCCACCGGGGCCTGCAGCTGCTCTGCCAACGATGCAAGAAAGCCCTGAAGGACATGCGCGGCGCGGTTTACAGTACGCCGGAGCATGACCAGGACGAGGGGCCGAAGGGGACGGTCCTGATCGAGGACGTCACCCTGGAGCAGAGCTCCCCCGATCTCCTGGAGGTGGAGGTCGGATATTATCGCCGGATGTACACGGTCCGGCTCGACTACCAGACGGAGGAGGTCCGGGAGAATGAAGATTAAACTTTATGGCGATGTCATCAGCGACGAGTGGGCCTGGGTCTATGAGCTCTTCGGCGTGCCGTGCTGCTACCCGAAGTTGGTCAGGGACGCGATCGAGAAGCTGCCGGCCGGTGAAGACCTGATCATCGAGGTCAACTCTCCGGGCGGAAGCGCCTGGGCGGGCTTTGAGATCTTCGGCCTTCTGCAGAGCCTCGGCGAACGCACCGAAGCGCACATCGTCGCCCTGGCGGCGAGTGCGGCCACCACGATCACCAGCGGCTGCAGCCGCGTCCTGGCGTCTCCGGTGGCCCAGATCATGATCCACCAGCCGGTGATCGACGGCGGCGTCGTCAACAATAACGGCGCCAGAGAGCTGCAGAACTTCCTGGACAGCGTCAAGGCGTCAATCATCAACAGCTATGTCGTCAAGTGCGGCGGCAAGACCAGCCGGAAGAAGCTGGAGCAGCTGGTGGACAGGAGCACCTGGATGCCGGCGCAGGATGCCATCGAGCTCGGCCTGGTGGACGGCCTGCTGGACACCTCCGAAGAGGCCGCGGCGATGATCACGGCCGGTGGCGGGATCGGCGTCACCAACTCCGCCGGGGGCGGCAGCCTGGAGAGCCTTCTGGAGCGCTATGAAGCGGCCGTGAAGGCCGGGACGATGGAAGAGGTCCCAGGACACCCGGTACGCCGGGAAAGCGCCCAGGGCGCCGAAGCGGCGGCGACAGCGGCCGCAGAAGCCGACTGTCTGGCTGCCGGCGTCGGTGACCTTGCTGCCGGCGTCGGTGACCTTGCTGCCGGCGTCGGCAATGCGGTGAGGGGCATCGACCGCGCAGACGGCGTGGACGCGACGGCCTTCGCCGCCCTGGCAGTGTCCAGACCGGACACCTCCAGCGCCTACGCCCGCGGGGAGGCTGGGGCTCTCCCGACGCCTGCAGACATCGTGGCCAACGCGGTGGAAGACTGGACGCTCATGGCAGCCATTGAGCTGGAGAGAGCGAGGGGCGTATGAGCAGCTTTGACAGAGGGCTGCGGCAGCTGCTCCGGCCGCGCAGCGCGCAGCGGGATCCTCCGAACGCAGAGAACGTGGTCACGGTCGAAAGCCTGGGCCTCTCCGGGAATCTGATCCGGACCGATCAGGAGGCCGCCATGCGGATCTCCACGGTCAGCCGGTGCATCGACATCCTGAGCGACAGCATCGGCAAGATGCCCTTTTTCGTGTATGACGGGAAAACCCGCGCGAGGGTCGAAGATCACCCGATCATGGAGCTCCTGAGCGTCCGGCCGAACCAGTGGCAGACGCCCTTCGCCTTCCGAAAGCAACTGGAAGCGGAGCGCGTGGCCAACGGCAACGGCGTCGCCTGGATCCGCCGGGATCCGCGGACACTGGCGCCGGTGGAGCTGGTGCCCATCCCGCGCGGACGCTGGACCGTGCAGCTGCTGACAGACGGGGCCCTACGCTATACCATCCAGCACCCCTTCACGGGCCAGTCGATCACCTGCGGACGCATGGACGTGCTGCACGTGATCGCCTACACCCGGGACGGGTACCGCGGAATCGGTTACCTGGAGCGCGCGCAGGACATCATCCGGACGGCCAAGGCCGCCCAGGAGTACAGCGCGAGCTACTACGCCAACGGCGGACAGCCCTCCGGGATCCTCCGGACCGAGTCCGACCTGGGCGGCAACGTGGAGGTCACACGGGCCGACGGGACAAAGGAGACGATCTCCAAAAAGGACCGGATCCGGGAAGAGTGGGAGAAGCGCCACAGCGGCCCGGCGAACGCGCAGCGGATCGCCGTGCTGGACATGGGCCTCGACTACAAGCCGCTGGCCATCTCCAACCGGGACGCCCAGTTTGTGGAGCAGTCGAACCTGAGCGTCGAGGATCTGGCGAGGGTCTTCGGGGTGCCGCTTTATAAGCTGCAGGCCGGGAAGCAGTCCTACAGCTCCAACGAACAGAACGCCATCGAGTACGTGGTGGGGACGCTCCACCCGAACGCCACGATCTGGGAACAGGAGCTGGCCTACAAGCTGCTCATCCCCCAGGACATGGAGCGCGGGCTCCGGATCCGGGGCAACCTCATGGCGGAGCTCCGGGGCGACTTCAACGCCCGCGGCACCTGGTATCAGCACATGCGAGACAATGGCGCCTTCAGCGTGAACGACATCCGCGCTCTGGAGGACATGCCGGGCGTCGCCGGCGGCGACGAGCACTACGCCAGTCTGAACTACGTCCCGCTGCAGGACTGGAGAGAGCTCTCCAGGCAGCGCGCCGAAAGCAGCGGCCGGGGCGGAGGTGAAACATGAGCGTTCTGATCGTGCTCCTCTTTCTGATCGGCCTCAGCGGAATCTCCGCAGGCCTCTGCATGATCGCGATACCCTACGGGGTCATCTCTGCCGGCGCCGGGCTGGTGCTGCTGTCGATCATCCTGGCCAACGGCTACGACGACAACCGCAACAGCGGGCGCAAATCTTAGTATATCCGCGGCCCGGCCGCCGATATAAATATCATTTTTTCATTTTGGAGGTTACATCATGAAGAAAAGACTCATCGCACTGGCCGCGGAACGCACCACCGCACTGAACGCCGCGACGGCTGCCCGCGAGGCCAAGAACGAGGCCGAATTCTCCGCCCAGATGGAGAAGGTCTACAACCTGAACGCGGAGATCGAGAAGGTCCAGAGCCTGATCGCCGAGCAGGAGCGCCAGATCCTGACCGCGCAGCCCTCCGCTGCCGAAGTCCGCGACATGGCCGCCGAGCGTGGCGTGCAGCTTATGAACCGCCAGAGCGTGAAGATCTCCAACGTCGAGATCCGCCGGGCGCTGCGCAACGCCGTCACCATCACCGGCCAGATCGTACAGCCGACCGGCGCCGGCAGCGAGATCCACGGCGGCGACAGCGCGATCGCGTCCATCCTGGATCTGGTCCGCGTGGAAGACATGAGCGGCCTGTCCGGCTGGGAGGAGCCCTATGTGATCACCGAAGGCACGGCGGCCACCGCTGACCCTGTCGCGAAGAGCGGCACCGCCCGCGCTGCGAGCACCGACCCGACCTTCGGCATCGCCCAGATCATCCCGATGGAGATCACCACGACCAGCTACGTCGACCGCAATATCGGCACCCTGTCTCCGGCCCGCTACTTCGAGAAGGTCCAGGCCCTGGCGCTGCGCGCCCTGCGCAGGGATGCGGTCAAGATGATCGTCAACGGCGCGGTGGACGGCACCAAGACGTCCTACGGGATCAAGACGGCCAAAAACAAGGCCAACTCCAACATCACCAAGATCGATACCTACACGGCCATCGACGAGAACACCCTCGACGACCTGTACTTCGACTACGGCGCGGACAGCGAGCTCGGCGGCGAAGCGGTCCTGCAGCTCACCAAAGCAGACCTGAAGGCCATCGGCCGGCTCCGCGGTACCAATGAGAAGCAGCGCCTCTTCACCATCACCCCGCAGGGCAACGGCAACCGCGGCGTCATCGCCGACGGCGGTGTCCAGATCCCCTATGTGCTGGTCCCGCAGCTCACTGCCGGCGATCTGATCTACGGCAACCCGATGCACTACCTGCTCGGCCTTTTTGGTGATTACGAAATCCGCGTGGATGAGAGCGTCAAGAGCATCGAGAGGATGCACACCATCCTGGGCGACGCCATGATCGGCGGCAACGTGGTCGAGCACGAAGGCTTCGTCTACTACCACGTCTAAGGATAGGCCATGGCGGAGCAGCTGACAGCGGCCGAAGCCGCGCAGGCTAAGGCGGCCGAGGCTGCCGCCCTGCAGGCCTGCCTGGATTACATGCGCGTCGACAGAGACGACGCCAACGTCGACCGGATCAAGCGCGAGTTTATGCCGGCAGCAAAGGCGTACCTCTCCGGCGCAGGGATCAGAGAGCCGGCGGAGCCCGGCCCGGATCGGGAGCTCTACAACCTGGTCTTTCATTCCCTGGTCCTGCATTACTATGAGCACCGGGACGCTGACCGGGCAGAACTCGCCTGCCCGGCCAACGTCCGGCCGATCATTAACCAGCTCAAGCACTCCAGCGAGGGCTGCATCTAAACCCGAATTTGTGTCCGGATCGGACACCGACCTGTGAGGAGGTAAAACTATGGCAAAATCCCGTGCGCTGGGTACCCAGCTTAAAGTCAACAACAAAGTCGTCGGCGGCCTCACCACCATCAACGGCATCGAAGTGACCGCGGACGACGTCGACCTGACCGCCCTGGATAATACCAGCGGCTACCGCGAGAAGGAGCCCGGCTTCAAGGATGCCGGCGAGGTCACCTGCTCCGGCTTCCTGGACGGCGCGGACGAAGGCCAGGAAGAGCTCTACACCCTGCTGGCCAGCGGCGAAGTCGTGCCCTGCAGCATCATCTTCCCGTCCAAGATCGGCAAGACCTGGACCTTCCAGGCGGGCGTCACCCGGTTCTCCACCGGCGCCGAGCTGGAAGGCGGCGTCACCTTCGAGTGCAGCCTCGCTGTCTCCGGCGCGCCGACGCTCGCAGCGTCCTGATCGGAGGCTCTGACGAATGGATCATAACGAAGCGATCACCCCGACCGTCCAGCTGGGCGGTCGGATGTGGCCCCTCAGAATGACGCACCGCGTGCTCATGTTGTTCTCTTCGGCGACGAAGATGAGCATGGACCAGCTACAGTATCAGATCGGGCGCTATGACTACATGGTGCTTCTCCTGTGGCTCATGCTGCAGGAGCAGGATCCGCAGCTGAAGCGCGCGAAGTTTGAAGGCTGGCTCGACGACCTGGGCGTCAAGGGCGTGATCCCGCTGCTGAGCTCCGTCGGCGAGGCCATGCAGGCCGCCTTCCCGAGCGAGGAAGAGACCGAAGCGGAAGAAGCGGACAGTGAAGACGCCGAGGATGACGAGGCGGAGGACCCTACCGAAACCGGGGCTATTTCTCCGGAAGCATGATGCTCGCCGCCCGGATCGGCGTCAGCCGGTCCGAGTGGGAGGACATGACTCCGCGGGAGCTGATGCTCTGGAGCCGGGCCTTCCGGGAGAAGGTGCTCGACGACGCCAAAATGAAGCGCCGGGAGATCTACACCCTCGCGGGCCTGATCCGGACTATGGTCTGGGCCAAGCACGCACCGTCCTACGAGTCGGTATTCCCGGACGGCGCCAGGAAGAAGGAAATGACCGATGAGCAGATGTACGCGCAGGTCTGCGCGCTCAATAAGCTCTTCGGCGGCAACACAGAGGAGGCTTAAATGGCTGTCGTAAAAAATATGATGGTGCGTGCGGGTGCAGACTTCAGCGCCATCACCAAACAGGCCAGCAAGGCCTCAAATTCGATGCGCGGGATGCAGAACAGCGTCTCGCGCTCCTGCAATGCGATGTCGAAGGCAGCCGCGGGCCTGAAGAAGGCCTTCGCGGCTGTGGGCGTCGCGGTGAGTCTCGGCGCCCTGGTCAGCGCGGCCAAGGACGCGGCGGCGGCCTATGACGAGCAGGTGCAGAACGAAGTCCGGCTCGCTCAGGCGATGCGCAACACGATGTCGGCCACGAACGACGAGATCCAGAGCGTGCTGGATCTCGCCGACGCGCAGGAACAGCTCGGCGTTATCGACGCCAACGCGCAGATCGCAGGCGCGCAGGAGCTGTCGACTTACCTCTCGACGGCCGACGCCCTGAAGGAGCTGATCCCGGCCATGAACGACATGGCCGTGCAGCAGTACGGCTACAACGTCACGGCGGAGCAGACCGCGGGCATCGCGACCATGCTGGGCAAAGTTATGGAAGGCCAGACCGGCGCGCTGAGCCGGTATGGCTACTACTTCAGCGAGGCGGAGGAGCACATCCTCAAATTCGGCACCGAGGCGGAGCGCGCAGCCACGCTGGCCAGAATCGTCGAGCAGTCGGTCGGCGGCATGAACCAGGCGCTCGCGTCCACCCCGACCGGGCGCATGAAGCAGCTGAGCAATACCCTGGGCAACATTAACCAGCAATTCGGTCAGGCGGTCCGGACGCTGGGGACGGTTTTCCTGCCCCTGCTGAATAAGGTGGCGCAGATCCTCGCAGCGGTGGCCACGCTTGCCAACAAGGTGGCGCAGGCGATCGCGAACGTCTTCGGCGGAAAGTCCGCCGGCAAGGAATGGAAGTTCATCCCGCAGACGACGGCCGCGGTGAGCGATACGGCGGACACGATGGACGACCTCAGCAGCAGCACCGATAACCTCACCAGCAGCACCAACAAGGCCGCCACCGCTGCGAAGAAGATGAAGGACGCCTATCAGCAGGCGAGCTTCGACACGCTGAACATCCTCAAAGAGAATACCGAGGACGAGGATGATGATTATGACTACACCTCCCCGTCCTATTCCCCGGTCACCGGCGGATCCGGCGGCGGCGACGACGCCAGCGACATGATCCAGGAGATCGACGCTGGATCGGAGACTGCAGGAGAGTCTGTCGGATGGCTGGAGTCTCTTCTCGGAAAGCTCAAAGAGAAGTTTGAAGATTTTAAAGCCGGGCTTGATTTCACAAAATTGCGAGAGTCCTGGGATAGACTGAAGGAAGCCGTCAAAGGTTTTGCAGAAGCAGTCGGTGGGCTATTCGCTTCCGTGTGGGAAAGAGTTCTGAAGCCATTTGGACAGTGGACAATCAACGAAGCACTGCCAAGAGTCCTTGACGTTCTGGCCGGTCTGTTCAATGTGCTCGCTGCGGTAATCAATAAAGTTCTTCGGCCGGCCTTTGAATGGCTGTGGGATCATTTTCTCGAAAAGATTGCCCACTGGGCTGCAGATGCATTCATTAAAGCCCTGGAGCAGATCGCAGATCTGCTGGATGACATCGCCAGGCTGATCAACGGCGAAATGTCTTTGGGCCAGTTCCTTGCACAGCTTAGCGATTTCCAGAGAATCTTAGTGGCCGCGGCTGCTACATTCGTTACGATTAAAACCGGAATGCTGGCAGTGAAGGCCGTAGGATTCGCCAAGCACATCGCCGAGATCGTTTCTGGCTTCTGGAAATTTGTCACAGGAGCCGGAGAAGTCGTAAAAAGTGCTGGCAGCATCAAGGGAGCCATGGAGGCGGGCTTAGGCGGCATTTCTACGACAATTCTCGGAATCACGGGAGTGCTCGGCGGACTTAATATCGGGATTAATGGTTTTGTGAGTCAGTGGGAAAACGGCATGAGCGCGGCAGGCGCGGCAGTGACGGCGCTTGGAGTTGCTATCGCCGCCGTAAGCGCAGTCATCCTCGGCGCTCCCGCAGCTGTCGCGGCTATCGTCGGCGCTGTCGTCTTTGTCGTGGCGGAAGCAGCTGTCGCTATCCATGATCACTGGGATCAGATTTCAGAGTTCTTTAAAACTGAAGCCCAAAGCTTTAAAGATGGCTGCGCCGCAACAGCAGAGGAAGCAAAGCAGGCTTTCGGATCTCTCAAAGAGTTTATTGTAAATGTCTTTACCGGTGCCAGAGACGCAGCGATCGCGGCATTCAACGGCATCAAGGAGGGCGTGCAGTCTGCCATAGACAGTCTCAAAGCTTCGATCGAAAAGGTTAAGGCACACTTCGAGACGTTCAAGGACGCCGCAGCCAAGGCAGTCGACGGAATGAAGAGCGCGTGGAACGGCGCGAGCGAGTGGTTCCGGACCAATGTCTCAGAGCCTCTGATTCAGTGGGGCGAGGAGACCTGGGAGACGATCAAGAAGAAGGGCCAGGACGCCGGAGAGAAGATCAAGGAAACCTGGCAGAGCGTGAGAGAGTTCTTCCGGGAGATTTGGAACGGTGTGCGGTCTCTCGCGGCGGAAGCATTTGAGACGGCCAGAGAGAAGGGCGTCGCCGCGTGGAACGCCATCCAGACCGCCTGGGGGCGCGCGAAGGGGTTCTTCAACAGCTCGGTCTTCCAGCCCATGGTCGCCGCCGCGCAGAGAGGCGTGCAGGGCGTGATCGGCTGGTTCGACAAGATGCTCAAAAAGGCCCGGGAGGCTGTCGCGGGAGTCCGGGAAGCGGTGTCAAAGATCGGCGAGGGCTGGAGCAAGGTCAAAGAGTCGGCGCAGTCCTTCGGCACTACACTGTTGGACAAGCTCAGCTCCTCCAAGCTGGTGCAGACGCTGGCAAACATCAAGATCCCGCACCTGGCAGCCGGCGCCGTCATCCCGCCGAACCGGGAGTTCGCAGCAGTGCTGGGCGATCAGACCAGCGGGATGAACATCGAAACGCCGGAGAAACTCCTCCGGGAGATCGTCCGGGAGGAAAGCGGGAACAGCTCCATCATGATGATGCTCTCCGACATCCTGGATGCCATCCTGGACGGGAAAGAGATCACTCTGGACGGGTACCGCGTCGGCAAGACCCTGCGCAGGTACCAGGCAATGGCCGCCAGGGCCAACGGATAAGGGGGCGCAGCAATGGGACTTGCAAAATTTTCGATCAACGGCGTCGACTTCTCCGACTGTGTCGCCCATGGCGGCCTCGGCTGGGCTCGGCACGACCTGGACAAGGACGGCAGCGGCCGCAGCCTCGACAGCTTCATGCACCGGCACCGGATCGCTCAGAAAAGGACCCTCAAGATCCAGTGCCGGCAGCTCACGGACGCGAGAGGCCGGCAGCTGGCCAACGCCCTGGACCCGGAGACGATCAGCGTCACCTATAATGACCTGAAATACGGGGTTATCACCAAGACTTTCTACGGGACGGATTTGGAGGGCGGTCTCTGGGGCGAAAAGAATCACACACTGTACTGGGAGAACATCACTTTCCAGCTGACGGAGGTTTGAGACATGCGGACGACTTCACCACTGTACAAAAGACTGCGGGAGCAGACCGGCAGCCGGTACGAGGTCCAGATCGTCCGCGGTTCCGTTTCCTACGGGATGCGCGACATCCGCAGCTGCTCAGTGCATCAGAGCCTCCTCAGCTCAGACGTGGGTCCGGCGATCGGCGGAACCGTCTCTGCCCGGTGCAGGCTGGTGCTCAATGAGTCCGGAGACAACTGGCCAAGGATGGCCGACTTCGAGATCCGGGTCCGCCTGGTCAGCGCGGACGAAGCAGAGCAGAGTGAGTGGCTGAGCTTCGGGACCTTCTGGACCGACACCAGGAGCGAGAGCAAGTACGGGACGCTCACGATCGAGGCCTTCGACGGTTTCCTGCGCCTGCAGCAGTACTGGACCGACCTGATCCCCCAGGAAGACATGCCGGCGAGCTGGCCAATCACCGCCGCTGCAGCTGCGCGGCTGCTGTCAGAGGCCACCGGAGTCAGCCTGGACAGCCGCGACGCCC